CTTTTTTGTTTTCCGAAGCCGTTTCCAAGGACCGCGAGGGTGGCGAAATTGGTAGACGCACCAGGTTTAGGTCCTGACGCCAGCAATGGTGTAGGGGTTCGAGTCCCCTCCCTCGCACCAAACCTCATTGCCACACGGCGCGAATATAGACGGCATCCCACGTGTTTGCAAGGGATTCCGGTACTTCGTGTGGTAGATGAAACACCTTGAAATTACGCACGGCACCCCACTAAACTACGCGGCACTACGCGAAATTTACGCAGGGGTTACGCATGGCTTCCTTCCGGAAGATCAAAAGCGGCTGGCGCGCCGAGGTCTACGTCCAGGGCACTCGGGATTCCAAGACATTCGATACAAAGTCTGAGGCGCAAGCCTGGGCATCCAAGCGGGAAACCGAGCTGCGATCCATCAGCGGCGGCCAAGGCAGCAAGACCCATACCGTCCGGGATGCGCTCTCCACCTATGCCGAGAAGGTCAGCCCATCGAAGCGCGGCGAGCGCTGGGAAGTGATCCGACTGTCGCTAATTGCCGACAAGGAAGTGCAAGGGCGCAAGTTCGGCGACATCAAGCTGACCGATCTGCTGCCTTCCCATATCGCCGCCTGGCGTGATGCGCGCGAACGGGATATTGCAGGCGCCTCGGTGTCCCGGGAAATGTCCCTGATGTCTCACGCCTTCAAGGTGGCGCACGAGGAATGGGGCTGGCTGACCCACAACCCGATGAAGAATGTCCGCCGGCCGCCTGATTCGCCGCCGAGGGACAGGCTGATATCGGACAAGGAAATCGAGGCCATCACGCTCGCGCTCGGGTACCAGGAAGGCATGCCGGTGCGGCTGTCGTCGCAGCGCGTGGCGGTCTGCTTCTTGTTCGCCATCGAGACAGCCATGCGCTCGGGCGAAATCCTCGGGCTGACATCTCGCACCGTCGATCTCGTGCGGCGGGTCGCTCATCTGCCGCTGACGAAGAACGGCGGGGCGCGGGACGTGCCGCTATCCACGCGCGCTGTGGAGTTGCTGAAGATGCTGCCGGCCGTCGACGAAGGTAAGCCGCTGTTCGCATTGCCGTCAGCCAGTCGTGATGCACTGTTTCGCAAGGCAAAAGAAAAGGCCGGCATAACCGACCTGACCTTTCACGACACCCGGCACGAGGCAATTACCCGGCTGTCGAAGAAGCTCGATGTGCTGGCGTTGGCCCGGATGACGGGCCACACCAACCTGAGCGAACTGCGCACCTACTACAACGAATCGGCCGAGGAACTGGCAAAGCGACTGGACTAGTCAGCCTTTCGCGGGCGCCCCATCTTGCCACCCTGGTAGGACTCGGCCCACTTGATAACCTCGACCGCCTTCCATCGCGGATAGGCTTTGCCGTGGCCATCGCCGTTCGGCAGGCGGATCGGCTCTGGGAATCCAGGCACAGAGACGACGCGATCACGTACGACCTGCGCCGGCCGCTGTAGGTATTCGCCGATCTCTTTGGTAGACCAGAGCTGAACCTCCAGCGGCACAGCAGAGACTGGCGCCGGCTTGATCCGCTTGTCCAGCTCCTCAATGATTCGGTCGAGTAGTTCCTGCTCGCTCATCTTCCTTCTCCAGATTCCAATGCTTGCGCGTGAGTGCCAGTAGTGCTTGTGCCGCTGTTTCCATTTCTTCGTTCAAGCTGCGAACAGGTCGCGTCGTTGGATCTTGGGCGAAAGCCACAATACTTCAGTCCGAATACCAGTCCCACGGCCAGCAGCCATGCGGGCCTGCGTCTCCACGCGTTGCCAGCCCTTCAGACTTTCCTCGTACATAGGATGGGGATAGCCACTCAGAACGACCATGCCGTCCAGCTCGAGTAATTTGGAAAGAAGTTCTGCGTGTTGCTGATCGTCCATTTCGTGTCGATAGCATGCAGATCCCATCTTCCGAGTGTCGTGGACATACGGCGGGTCAACATAGAACAACGTGCGCGCCGTGTCATGGTCCTGCAGAACCTGAATGGCTGGCCGGTTCTCCAGCAGAACACCCTGCAGGCGCTGCCCAAATGCTGCGAGCTTCGCAGGTAAAGCCGCCCACACATGCATTGCAGTTCCATAGTTCCGCTTGGTATCGATGCGGAAGCCTGTGGTGCCTTTCGTGGCGCCTGCAGAACCGAATCCCATCTCGGCACGGATAAATGTGCGGCGCGCTTGTTCGACCTGGTCGTCAGTGGGTGCCCATGCCGAATCGAACTCAGCTCGAGCATATGGCGTGAGAGTCAGCGCCTCGATCAGCCGGTCGCGCTGCAACTCGTCTCGCAGGACGCGCATCACATTTACGATGTCGCCATCCAGGTCGTTGTACACCTCGCCATGACTACGCGGCTTCCGCATCAGCACGGAAGCCGCGCCGCCGAATGGCTCAACATACGCGGCATGCTCCGGGAAATGGCTGATGATCCAATCGGCAAGACGGAACTTCCCGCCGTGGTAGCGCAGAACCGGGCGTTTGATTTCAGCCATCACCCATCCCTCCGCCCGTCCAGCGAAGCGCGGGCTGCGTCTGGGTTAGCGAGAGCGAAACGCAGCACATGAAGGGTCGGAGCCATTCCAAGGCTCGCAAAGAACCCGGCTGCATTCGCTGCGTCGTCACTGGTCACGGGCTTGCGTCCATGCTCCATGCCAGACAGTTGTGCTGGTGATACGCCGAGGTAGTCTGCCATCTGCATCAGCGTCGATCCCGTTGCGATCCTGAAAGCGCGCACGATCATCCCGTATGGCGTCATCGGATTCTTGAAGCGCTCGATGATGTCGTCTACGTGCTTATCCCCGCTGCCAGGCTGGCTGGCGCGCTCAAGTTCGCTTTCCAATTCGGCAACGCGAGCGGCCAGCGCTGTGATATCAGTCTTCGCATCAGCCAACGCAAACCGCACGGCAGCCTTCGACATAGCTTCCATGCTGGCGGCGTCGAACGTCACCACCTGGAACTGGCCGCCAATGCGGTATTCCAGCCACGTCACCGAGACTTGCCAGTGTTCGGCCATATCGCGAACGAAACGGAGGGTCGCTTCTTCTTCCTTGCCGGTATTGCAGAACAACACCATCGAACCATCCGGCAGTCCGCCATTGCTCTGCAAGATGCGATGGAGCATGTAGCCGGACGTTCTGCCTCCGCTCAGGCTGATGCAGGTCGGACCATCGACCTTGAACGGATCAATTGCCATTCCACGCCCCCTGTTGCCGCTTGCGCTGGACAAAAGCACATGGCTCAGCCGGTGTCGGCATCCAATGCGTAGGTTTGATGTGCCAAGCGCTTGGCGCTTCATCTGCCTCTGCGGATGTCTCGTACCATCCGACGACGCCGGAATCAGGATCGTCCCAGTTGTCCTGGATGTAGGCATCCGACATCCATTGCCCGCGAACCGTGCGCCAGTTCCCCGCGCTATTGTGATAGCCGAGTAGCAGGGTTCGTCCCGTCTTTGGCGCGGTCTCGATAGGCTGCCAATCCCTCTTGTCCGCCTCGCTCGCCGCGTCTGCCGGGGTGGTGTAGAGAATGCGACGACTTTGGGGCTTTGCGGCGTCGTACTCCTGACGCTCAACATCTCGCCATCCCATGCTGTTGCCGATTTCGTCCCACGCTTGATAGATAGGCTCTGCCGGGGTGGCGGATTGCTGGCGCGTGTGCCCCGCAAGTGCATCCTTGACCCAGCGCAGTACGCGCGAATCAAAGCCATCCGGCAAGCTGTTGCCGAAGCGGCTGAATTGCTCGTCAACGCTGCGAAGAATGTCGATAAGTTCCGCCTGCGCAGCGGGTGCCGGCGCGGCATCGCCATACCCGCACTCCGGGCAGCGCTCGAATTCCATGGCATTGCCGTCTGATTCCCGGCCGCTATGGCCCACGGGCATATGGCCGGTGTCGTTGCAGGTATCGCATTTCGGCGCTGGTGCGGCGGGCGCGGCGAGTAGGGACGCAACATCGGCGTACCGCACGAATTCGCCATCGGCCGCTTCACCGAAAGCCCGGTCACGCGATCCCGTGAACCCGTAGCGCGTCAGCGCCGCCCCCTCAACCATATTGCGGGCATCCTCTTTCCAGAACACAGGCTTCCAGCGATCAGCGCCTGGCGTGTATTGCAAGCCCATCGCCTGCACCGTGCGCATTGCTGCGTCGCGCATGAATTCGGCGTCTTCATTGCGGGCATCCGCAGAATGGGCGGCGAGGATGGCGCGGGCGAACGCTAGCTTGTCCTTATCTTCCAGCGGCCACGATGGCGATGGCTCTCCGACGTGCGTGTCCCACAGATGGTGAATCTCCGCATCGCTCAACTCCCCCTTCGCAGCGCCCAACGCTTCCAACTCTCGGATACGAGACACCATTGCGAGAGTTTCGCTGAATGTCGGCGGCGTTCCTTCGTTGCATTCGCGCTCGATGGAGTCGAGATCCAAAGGGACGCGCAGAGAGAATCCTTCCTCGCCATCGATTCGGCCTGACGTTTTCGATGCGATTGCTTGACGGGCCAAGCGCTTTGCACGGTCAGACCCCTCACTTCCACACGTCGCGCAATTAAAGGTCAATGCTTGTTCAATAGCTCGCGCTAAAGCCAAGTCCCATGCGTCGCCATCCCAACCATCGCCATACTTGATCGAAGACCGGATTTCCATGATTCGCGCATCGGTCAACTTAGCGCCCAACGCTTCCGGGGCGGCGAGATAAACCGGGACCTGCGCACGTGATGGCGGATTACCTGCATGCCATAGCGATACATGCGATTCAGGCTGTGCACCAAAGTCATCGCTTTGCAGCTTTTCCAGCGATCTGGCCTCAATAAAACCAACGGGCAACGCTTCCGGGGCGGGGCGGGCGTAGACGGGGGTCCCTGCAGGAACCCTTTCTGCCTCAAAAACAACCATGGTGAACCCGGTTCCCGTCATCTTGCTTGCAATGCCAAGGGGTTCATTAGCCTCGCTGTCTCGCTGATCCTGCGGTTTCGTTGTCATGCTGCTTCCTCGAATAGTTGATCGTCTTCCATGTTGATCCGGTGGACCGTGGTCGGAAGATCGCAGCCGCGCGGAGCGGCAATGTGCCAGGCGCTCAGCAGCGCTTCGAAGTCAATCCGCTTCGGTGCAAGCGTGCCCGACGTGGTCCCGTTGTTGCCGATGCGCTTCTCGTTGCCCAGTGCGACCAGACCCTCTCGGTCGACCACCCTGTAATAGACCCTGTTCTTTCCTGGCTCATTCGGTGCCGGTCGCTTTGCCAAGTACTGCGACAGTTCGCGCATTACACGATTGGCGCTGTTGGGATCGCACTTGATCTTTTTGGCGAGAAGGGTGGCGCATAGCTCGTCGTGCTTCAGAAGCTCTCCGATGATCACCTTTCGAAGATTGACGTAGCGGCTCATGCCATCGCTCCTCGCGCCATCTTCTGCGACGCGCGGCGCTGGATCAGCGCTTCGAGTTGCTGGGCCTTCAGGCGAAGGGCGCGGATCTCGGCGGCGGCATCCTTCATCACCTGACGTGAATCGGATGTCTGCCCGTATTCGTTGAACGCTTCGAGGCGATGAAGGATGTCTTCCATGGCTTACTCCACTGCCTCCGGCTCTTGCTCCTGCGGCTCGTCGCCGAAGAGTTCGCCGACGGTCTGCGGTGCCGGGGCCTTCAGCGTAATGGTGACGTCCTGTTGCACTAGACTGCACAGCTTGCCGAACACCACTTCATCGGGATGCACGATGGCGCGGAACACAACGATCACCGTGCCGCCGTTCTGCGGGACTAGCTTGAAGCCGTCGATGTCCACACCGCCCTGCTCGATGTCGCTCGGGCCGCCCAAGCCATAGTCGATATGCATGGTGTAGCCCTTGCCGGTGATGTCCCACTTGAAAGCGCCCATCTTCGGGTAACGGAGTTGCGAAAGACGGCCCGGCTCGATCAGATCTTCCTGATCCGACGGAGTGGTGTAGAGGGAGACGAGCAGGCCAGCATCGAAGTCGAACAGGATTTCGTTCTCGGCTGCGTACTCGAACTTCAGATCACACGCCGGTTTCTTCTTGTCGCCGTGGATTTCAGCGCGCGGATTGACGCTGGCCAACTTCACTCGTTTGTCGAAGAGTTCAAACATCGTGGTTCCTCCGATGGTCAGGAATAAAATGGCCGGGGGACGTGGGACGTAAGCCCGGCGAAAGGGGTGGTCAGCCTTCCAGCGCGGCGCGCCGGTCGTGGTAGGCGTCGGTCAGTTCAGCGCGGTGTTCTTCGGGCACCTCGCGGATCTCGTCAGCCAGCAGATCGAGCGTGTCAGCATCAGTGCACCGGCCAATGCGATCCTTGAAACCGGTGACATCGAAGTTCAGCGCCTCGCCAGTGGGCTGGTTGCCGAGTTGCGGCGCGTCTTCGATCACGCCGTCTTCGTCAACGTGGCTGAACTGACCATCGATGATGGCGCCGTTGTCCTGCGGCAGGCCGGCATCGGCACGTTCATCCAGGCCGACAGCGGTCTGCATCTCGATGCTCACCGGCAGGAACTTGAACAGGCGGCGTACCACGCTCTTGAGCGCCATGGCCGTGTAGTCGGTTTTCCACGGGCCACCGTTGCCGGCCTTGCTGCGCGCGCGGATGCCTTCGATCTCGGCGCGGCTCATTACATCGAACTGGATGCCGCCGTCCTTTAGCTTCGCCACTGCGTAGACAAACTGCAGCTTGTCGGCCTTCGTGCGGTTCGGGTTGTTCCAGTCCGGCACGTGGTCGATGTGCGGATCCAGACCCAGCGTGCATTCGAACTTGTCGCCTTCGTACACGGCGCGGGCGTCGATGCTGACGATCTGCCCCGAGCGGCGCGCGAGATCGATCATGCCGCGATAGCCGATGATCAGTTGCACATCCTTGCCGTAGGGCAGAAGGTAGGCGTGGCCCAGGGCGTTACCGGGTTCAAGTCCCAATTGCGCGCACTGGATCACTGCACCGAAGAACGACACTGGCGTGCATTCGGCCAACTTCGGCACCTTGCGGATCTCGGTCGTCACGATGCGGGCCAGGCGCTCGGGCGTCATGTGACGGGGAAGCGCGGCCTTGATCTGTGCCTGCATGCTCGCGCCCGCCAGGATGTGCGCCACCTTGTCTACGGGGCTTTGGGGCTTGTCGCCGTTCTTGATGGCGGTAAGGTTGGTCTGTGCCACAGTGTTATTCCTCGTTGAGGTTGGAGATCGCCCAGTTGGGCAGGCTGATGATTTCGATCTGGTCGCTGTAGCCGGGCCACACGCCAGTGCGCTGGCACTCGGCATAGGTGTCCAGATCGCGGCGGTACAGGTCGCGCCCAGTGGTCTTCGCGAGGTCGTCCAGCATCAGCGCGTTGGCGGCGTACGGGTATTCCGTCTCGACCGCGACGAACACGAAGGCCAGCACTTCGAGGCCGCTGGCGCGCTGGAAGCCGTCCGAGTAGAAGGCGTCCTGCACGTGGTAGCGCTTGCGCGCGACCTGACGGCGGAACTCGGCGGGGCTGGCATCGCTGTAGGTCTTCACGTCCAGCAGGATCGAGCCGGCATCGCCGCAGGGATGTACCCAGTCCGGCCGGCAGCGGCACTTCACTCCCGTCTCCGGGTCGATCCAGAATGCGGACACTTCGGGATGCCCCTTGGCGAGCGCGTCGCGGATCTCGGGCAGGCGGCGCACCGACTCACCCTGGCGCATCGCCGTATCGCGTTGCTCAGGCTTCAGGATCGTCACGCCCGGGCGCTCTGCCGCCATCTGAGCCACGTAGTCCTTCCACTTGTTCGTGTTTCGGTTCCAGTCCGGGCCGACCACATAGCGCACGTCGAACTGGTCCGGTTCGAGGATTGCGCAGTGCGCGAGTTCGCCTTCCAACTGGCCGGACTTCTGCACTGCTGCGGGACGCTTCGGGTCCAGGTGGCGGGCGTAGGCGATAGCCGGCGACTTGGCCACCGAGTCGAGCACCGTCTTCGACGCGCCTTCCATGCTGTGGTAGGCATCGATCGACAGGCCGTGCTGAACGCCGGTCCACATTTCGGTGAGGGTGCGAGGTGCGTTCATGATTGCCTCAATGCAGCTTGTTGGTCAGCACCGGCTGATAGTGGCCGGAGTAATTCAGCGAGCCGAGCCACTTGTCGCCGAGGTCGCGGATCTGCTGCAGGCGCCGCGATTCGAGGATCGCCAGTTGCTTTTCCTCGTCGCTCAGGCCGGTCTCGACGTGGCGCAGGTCGGTCATCTTTGCGGGCTCTCCGGTTTCCTGTGGCGCGTTCTCTTCATCCTTCGAGCAGCAACCGCCGTTGTAGGTGTCGCTCTGCTCCGTCCAAGTCCAACCGCAGTGCTCGCATACGTGCTCTTGATCGAACTCGATACCGACTGATCCAACGTTGTCCACATGCCGCTTGATGTCGGCGGCGATTTCGTCGCAGCGTTCCTGCATGTCGCGCTCGATACGCTGTTGTGCTTCAGGCCCATTGCCGTATGCGGAGAAGCAGCGCAAGGCTCAAGCATCGGCAAACGCACGCTGGAATAAGTCCGAAGGCAATGCGAACGCATCTAAAACGCATGATGCGTCGGACATGCGAACGCATAGCGAAGGCAATGCTCACCAATCACCAATCACCAAACACCAAGAACCAGAGAAAGACAGTGGTACTTCTATCGTCAGTGGTACCTCTGCCTCGCGTGCGCATGCGAACCCGCCACGCAACGCTGGCGATTGGGCGAGCTACTTCCGTGACCGCTACGGCGTGGAGATCGACGTGTCCAGCGTCCACGAACGGAAAAAGGTCTGGCCGATCTTCACGGCCTGGTGCAACGCACGACTGACGCTGGAGCAGATCGACGAGGCCGTGATCCAGGCCCGCAAGCAAGCCAAGCAGCCCATCGCATTCCTGCCCAGCTACGTCGACCGCGTGCTGGCATCGCAAGCCCAAGGCGTTGGCGTCGACAACGATGCCGTGAACGCAGAAGCCGCCGCACTGCTGTTCGGCGACGACACCCTACCGGAGGTGATCCATGGTTGAGCAAGACTTCCCGGCATTCGCCAAGATGCTGGACACCGTGTAGCGTGTATCTCGGCCAGGTGGTAGTGAACGGCGGTCAGATCACGATCGAGCGCCCGGCCAACAGTATCGAGATCGGCCTGAACTTCACCAACCGGATCAAGCTGCTTCGCCCCGAGATCCAGACCGGCGAGGGCAGCGCGCAGGGCAATCAGATGAGCACCAGCGAGGTCATGCCGTTGTTCCTGAACACGACCGGGTGCAAGGTCGATACCGGCGATCTCAACCCCGAATACAAGGAAATCGAGATCCCATTCCGGCAATTCGGTGAGAACGTGCTCGACATGCCGCCGGAGATCGTCAGCGATTTCGACACGATCGGCGTTCTGGGCTGGCAGCGTGGCGATTCCCCGCTTACGCTGATCCAAGACCAGCCGTACCCATTCCACGTGCTGGCCATTGTCCGCAAACTCACGGTGAACTCATGACCATCCGAACTGCTACCACGGCTGACGTGCCCCGCATTGTGGAACTGGGTGCGGCCCTCCATACCGAGTCGCCACGCTGGTCCCGTATTCCATTCAACCGTGCGCGTGCCGCGGAAACGATGTCGCGAACGATTCTTAGCACTGAAGGTGTGGTCTACCTATACGAGGTAGATGGTGTGGTAGTGGGCGGGATTGCTGGCTCAATACAGCCCCACTGGGCATGTGACGCGAACATTGCCCACGAACTTAGCTTCGTCATCGACCCCGAGTACCGGGGCGGTTTGGCGGCCTGCCGCCTGATCTGCGCGTTGGTGGCATGGGCGAAAATCAAAGGTGCTGCGTGGCTGCACGCTGGCACATCTACGGGACTGGACGCAGAGATGACAGCCAAGTTGTACGAGCGTCTCGGATTTGTTCGTTGTGCCATTGGACTGGAGTTTCACTATGGGCGTTGAAGTCGCACTGCTTGCGGCCGGCACAGCACTGGCTGCCGGGGCCTCCATCTACGGGGGAATTCAGCAAAAAAGCCAGGCGGACACCCAGGCGGAACTGACGCAGCGCCAGGCTGCGCAGGACAAGGATGCTGCCGTAGCGCAAGCCGAGAAGATCCGCAAGGCCGCCCGCCAGCAACAGGCCGAGGCAACTGCGAACCTTGCGGCATCGGGCGTGTCGGTGGGCACCGGTACGCCTCTGCGCATCAGCAATGAGATTTACAAGACAGCGGAGCAGGATGCGTATCAGACAATACTGAGCGGCAACCGCGCGTACCAGTCCGGGGTGACGCAGGCAGGTCTACTGAGTTCCAGTGGCGACGCGGCGATGACCGGCGGCATCCTGAGTGGCGCTGGCTCGCTGCTGTCGGGTGCTTCGGCAACTTATAAGTCCGGGTGGGGGAAGAGGCCGACCGCAACCACCTCAACAGGAGCCAACTCGTGAAGATCAGCCTTGGCAACTTCGGTAACACTGTCGCGCGGCCAGCGCCAGACGTACAGGTCCCGAACACTAGCGCAGCCATCGCGCAGGGCGTGGCCAGCATTGGTCAGGCAGTTGGCAGTTTCGGGCAGGTCATTCAGGAACAGGCTGACACCCAGCGACGCGCCGACGCCGCGCTGTCTCTCGCCCAGTTCGACAACGACGTGCGCGACGCTCACGACACGGTCGGACGGCGCCTAGAGAGCGGCGAGATCAAGGCGGCCGACGCCATCCCCGAGTACCGCAAGCAGATCGGTGACCTGCAGAAGCAACGCTTCGAAGGGATGGACGCTCAGACGAGGCAACTAATCGAACCGAACCTACTGCGCACGACCGGCGCACTGGAGCGAAATCTGCAAGGCGCGGTGGTCAAGCGCCAGCAGAGCGAGATCGGCGCCAGCCTGGACGGTCTCGGCGAGCAGTTCCAGCGCAACGCCATGCGCGATCTGCCGGGTTCCATTGCCAATTACCACGGCGCGGTCGACCAGCTTGGACCGCAGGCCGGGCTGACCCCGGAGCAGATGGCGCAGAAGAAACAGGCATTCACCGAGGGTGCCACCTACAACTTCGCCAATGCCACGCTGGAAGGTGCCGCTCAGACCGGCAATGCCGACCTCGTGAAAGCGGCGATGGACAAGATTGGCGGTGCCGAAGGCGAGCCGCTGGATCCGGCCAAGCGCACCGCACTGATGACCAAGGGCTACGGCTACCTGAACGGCATCGAGGCGGCTGGCATTCGGGCGCAGGAGAAGGCCGAGCGCGAGGCCAAGGCACGCGAGGAAAAGGCGAAGGACGCGGTCAACGCCGCCACCGATATCGTGCTGCGCGGCAAGTATCTGGACATCGATACCATCGACAGCCTTGCAACGACGACAGCAGGCACGGGCTATGCGGCGCAGGCGCAGGAACTGGTGAAGAACCAGGGCGAGGCCGCGCGCTTTGCCACGATGCCGTCGGCTCAGCGCAAGGCGCTGCTCGAGCGGGAGAACGCTGCGGCAGTGACCAAGGGCCAGGGCATCAGCCCCGCGCGCCAGAAACAACTGGATCAACTCGGCCGCATCGATTTGAACATCGACAACGCAGTGAAGGATGACGTCTGGCAAGCGGCACAGGAAAGCGGTGTAGTGACCCGCGCCCCGACCATCAACATCGGCAACATCCAGGACGCGCAGCAGATCATCGGGGTCCGCATGCAGCAGATCGGCCAGGTCGAGGATTGGACCGGGAAGAAGGAAAGTCCACTGCAGGCTGGCGAGGCCCGGATGCTTGGGCGGCTGGTGCAATCCCTCCCGCCCGAGCAGGCAGCAACGGCGCTGGGGTCGCTCGGCGGCATGGTGAAGGACATGGACCGGGTCTCTGCGCTGGCAAAGCAGATGGGGGGCGACAACGCCGTTCTGGCCAACGCCATGGCCTATGCGAACGCCCAGACTTCCGTGGGCCGCTACACCGCTGAACTCGTCCTGCGCGGTCAGCAGGCGATGAAGGACGGCACGGCCAAGGTCGACCAGGCCAAGGAAACCGGCTGGAAGGCAGAGATTGCCAAGAAGATCGACGGCCTGACCATGAATCAGGACACCTCGCGCGCGTGGAAGGATTCGACATTCATGATCATGGCAGGGCTGGTGGCTGAGGGTAAGTCTCCCGACGTCGACCAGGCAGTGAACCTCGCGACCGGCGGCGTACGCCAGCAGCGCGACGGCACGAAAGTCCCGCGCCCATACGGCATGTCCGACGATACCTTCACGCAGCGGATTGCCGGGATCACCGCCAACGATCTCGCAGCTCAGGCCATCGGTGGAGAAGTCTACAGCGGGGCGACAGCCATCCCGCTCGATCGCTTCATCCAGCAACTGCCACAATCTTCGCTGGTGCACGCCGGGCAGGGCCGGTACAACATCCGCGCGGGGCAAGGCTTCGTCACGAACAACGTCGGGCAGCGGATCACCATCGACCTGAACCCGTCCCGCCCGACTGCAGCGCCGCCAAATGGCGCCCAAGGCATGCCGGCAAGGAGCGCGCAATGATCGACGGCTTGCTGCAAGACAGCATCGATAAAACCCTAGACGACCGGCAGGCCAGGCCCGTAGCCGCCCCGAAGCAGCAGTCCGGGTTCTCGGTCTGGAACACGATCAAAGCTCCGGTGGTAGGCGCGGCAGCCGGCGGCGTCGAGGCGGGCGGCTTTGGCGCCGACGTGCTTGGCGCATTCGGCCAGGTGCAGGCGGGCTACGGAGCCATGGCTGACCCATCCCTGCTGCTGTCGCCAGATGAGATGCAGAAGCGCCGCGACGCAGGCGAGCAGGCGCGCGAGCAGGTTCAGAGCGGCGAAGCCTTCAGCACCGATATCGGCACCGGCCTGCGCACCACGGCGCGGAGCATGCTGCCCGATCCGGCAACCTCCAACGTGGTCGAGCAGACGCTGTTCCAACTGGGCCGATTCGGTGGCAAGGCCGTGGGCTACTCGCTAGCGGCGGGCCCCGTGCTGGGCGCCACGCTGGTTGCCGGCGACGAGGCGCTGACCGAGGCTGATCGCCTGAAGGCCGAGGGCGTCGATATCGAGACGCGGACGAAGGTCGGTGCGGTGGCCGGCCTCGCTGCTGGCGCTGGCGTGGCGCTGCCTGTTGCCGGCCGCACGATCGCGCAGACCGCCGCGCTGGTGGTTGCTGGTGGACCTGCGGCCTACATCGCCCAGCAGGCCGCGTCGCGCGAGATTCTGAAAAGCGCCGACTACACCAAGATCGCTGACCAGTACGACCCATTCGACCCGGTCGGTCTGGCAGTGTCGACGCTGATCCCTGCTGGCTTCGGAGCGTGGGCGGCGCGCGGCATGCGCGGTGCGGCCAAGCCAGCGCCGGCTGGTGATGCCGCAGCGTCGCGCGCGCTAGTAGACATGGCCGGCAACGAACGGAAGGCGCTGCGGTACGACGACCCGCGCCTTGATGCGTATGCCGTGACTGCGGCCCAGCGCGAGGGCGTGCCGGCAGAACTGATGGTGGCTCTGAAAAACGCGGGCGAGAAGTCCGGTTCCACGGCGGTATCCCCAAAGGGCGCGCGTGGCGTGGCCCAGTTCATTCCCGAGAACCTGATCAAGTACGGGGTGAAAGACCCGACCGACCCGGTGCAGTCGCTGGACGGCATGGCGAAGTATCTGAAGGACACGCTGAAGCAGTACAACGGCGATATCCGCGCGGTGATCGCCGACTACAACGGCGGCCCGCGCCAAGCCAAGGCCGTGCTGGAAGGCAAGCTTCCTCCGGCCGCCGAGACATCCCGCTACCTGCGTCGCGTCGAAGACTACATGGCCGAGCGCGGTGGAGAAGCCGCCGGCCGCGCCGCCGCCAACGATCCAGATGCCCAGGCAGCCGCCCGCACCCAACTCATCCGCGACACGGTGGATAGCTGGAACCTGAAAGACCCGACCGATATTGCTGCCGCTCAGGACCATCTGCACGCCATCGTCCGGGCATCTGATCAACTGGGCGCCGGCACGCGTGTGGACGTGAGCGACACCATCCAGTGGGACACGCTGCAGCAGACCCGCATGCTCGACGACATGGTCGGCCGCTTCGAAGCCGCGCGGACCGATCTGCTGGGCGAGGCTGGGCAGGCGGCAGAGCCTGGCGCCATCCGTTCCCTGCGCGCCGAGATCGATCAACTGCGCCGCGCTGCGCCCGACAACAGCGACGAGGCGATCCGCACGCGCGCCAAGGAACTGCAGGACGAGGGCGCCGGCCGGGTTAGCTACAAGCAGGCGCAGGCTGCAGCAAAGAAGGAAATCACCGCTGCGCTCGACGAGCACACCGCGCGCCTCGATTCGCTGGAGCGGCAGGTAGAGACGAACCGGAGCGCCGAGCAGGCGCGGCAGGCGGTGCAGCAGCTTGACGAGCAGATCGCCGGGGCCAAGGCCACGCGTGCCAGTCTCGATGCGCCGCCCAGCCCGGTCAAGGCTACGGCACTGGCAGCCAAGCAGACCGCGAAAGAGACGCCCGCCAAGGCACCCGGCGAGAAGGCGGAAGGCGGTGGCATTCCCCCGCTCAATGAAACGCCGGGCGGCAATCCTGCAACAGAACCGGCCGCCGGAGCAACGAAACCGGGGGAAAGTGGGACAGGCGCGCAGTCAGCCGCCGCATCGGTTGACGCTCAGGCCGCTGAGATCGCCAAGCTATCGCCCGACATGATGGTGCAACTGGAAGGGATGGATGCGCCGGTCAGGCTGGCCGATGCGCTGGAAGCGGTGAAGGCCGAGGCCGCGCGTGACGCCGCTGATGCGCCGCTGCTGCAGGTCGCCGCAGAGTGCTTCTTGCGTAACGCCTAACGGATGATCAGGGACAGGATGATGCCGGCCGCCGCGATAGTGCCGACGATGCAGAACCAGGCGCGGAAGGCACGCCACGCGGCCCGGAAGTCCGCAGGCAGGTTCCTGCTGCTGGTCCCTGACAGCACGCACGCAGGCACGACGCCGCACACCCAGACGAACGCCGCCACGTATGCAATCGGGTGCTGCGACGGCAATACTGCCGCGAGCATGCCGAGCGCCGGGACGCCGAGCAAGATCCACCAGATACCGGCGGTGTGGGTGAGAAATCGAATCAGAACCATGGGAGCGAGTATATGACACCGCAATGCCGCACTGCTGTCAGCGCCGCCGCTGGCCGCGCGCTGACCGATGCCGAGGTCAAAAAGATCGACGACCGGCTATCCGCCACGATGCGCCAGCTTGCACGCCGTGACCCGGCAACGTGGCAGGCCATGCCCCGCGACGCTCGGGTATTGGCCGCCGCGCAGGAGGCGATGACCCAAATCCAGCAGGAAGCCGCGTTGAAGGTGACGCGCGCCAGCCTGCAGATCGTCAAGACGGCGGCCATGGATACACGCGTGACCGACCTCATGACCCAGTTCAGCGACAACCGCAGCAAGGCGCTGGTCCGGGAAATGGACATCACCGGCGCCTACATCGAGGGCGTCAAGCGCGAGAACATGGCGCAACTGATGGACCTGCTCGATGCCTCGGTCAGCACGCAGGGGACGAGCGCGGCACGCCGGGGTCTGATGTTCCTGTTCGACGCCGAGAATCCCGGCATGACGCGGGATCTGGCCGTCGAGATCATCGCCGGTGCCAACGGTGCGACGGGCAACACGCTGGCGCAGAAGGGCGCGCGGGCATGGCTGGATACCATCGAGCGCATGCGACAGCGCTTCAACGCATCCGGCGGCGATGTCGGCCAACTTGATTACGGCTACCTGCCGCAGCCCCACGACACGGTGCGCGTGCGCGGCGACGGCTCGGCCAAGGCGCAGGACGACTGGGCGCAGAAGACGCTGCCGCTGCTCGACCGCAGCCAGTACGTGCGTGAGGATGGCGCGCGCATGAACGACGCCGAGACGCTGGATTTCCTGCGCGAGGCGTGGACGACCATCGCCACGGACGGCCTGAACAAGACGACACCGGGCAGCCGGCCGGCGGCGGGCAGCGCGGCCAAGGCCAACGCCGGCAGTCAGAGCCGCCAGATCCACTACAAGGACGGCAACGCCTATCTGGAGTACATGGGGCAGTACGGCGCGGGCAGCATGTATGACGCCATGCTCGGGCACGTCGGCCGTCTCGCGCGCGATATCGGACTGGTCGAGCGGTACGGTCCCAATCCGAACCAGCAGATGCGTCTGCAGTTCGATCTTGCCGACCGCGCTGACCATGGCATCGACCGTACCTTCGGCATGCTGCCGCAGTCGTACTGGGACGTTCTGAGCGGCACCACTGGCGCGCCGGTTAGCGGGCGCATCGCCGAGATCGGCACCCATCTGCGCAACATCCAGACGTTCGGCAAACTGGCCGGCGCGGTGCTCTCCAGCGTGACCGACGTGGGAACGTACTTCGTGACCACCGGCTATAACCGCCTGAGCTACTGGGACGCGCTGAAGAACATCGGCAAGCAGTTCGACGGCGACACCCGTGACTTCCTGAGCATGCACGGCATCATCGCCGAGTCGATGATCTCTGACCTGAACCGCTGGAGCGGCGACAACATCCGCCAGACGTGGAGTGGGCGCCTCGCGAACAGCACCATGAAGCTGTCGCTGATGAACGCGTGGACCGACACGCTGCGCCGCGCGTACAGCATGACCATGATGAATGGTATGGCCAAGCTCTCGAAGACGGACTGGAAGGCGCTGACCGAATACGACCGCTGGCGCATGACGAGCAAGGGGCTTACAGAGGCCGATTGGGATGTCGTCCGACAGGCGCAGCTCACGCCCTACAACGGGATGGACTTCCTGACGCCTGAGTCGATCCGGGCCGGCGGAGATCCGCGCGCCGACGAGGTGGTGGCGAAGGTTCTCGGGCTGATCACCGACGAGTCGGAATATGCGGTGCTGAACCCGGACCTTGCCACCAAGGCGTCGGCATCATGGGGCGGTTTGCAGCGTGGTACACCATTGGGCGAATTTGCTCGTTCTGTAATGCAGTTCAAGTCTTTTCCCATCGCGATGGTTTCTAGACACTGGTCGCGGATGGTCGAGGCGCCCGGCGGCATCCAGGGCGCACCGGCGCTGGCGAATCGCGCTCTCTACGGTGGCGCAATGATGGTCAGTCTCACAGCGCTCGGCGCCATCGCCTATCAGAACAAGCAGATCGTCAGTGGTAAAGATCCGATTGATATGTCGCAGGGCAAGTTTTGGCTGCGCGCGTTGGCGCAGGGCGGCGGTCTCAGTATTGTTGGCGACTTTCTGCTTACCGATCCTAGCGATAGTTACGGAGACGACGCCACAAAAGCGATTGCAAGTGCTGCAGGTCCGACGATTGGCAGCGCTGCAGAATTGGTAATTAAGCTCGGCAAAGGCAATCTGTTCGAATCTGCGGCGGGAAAGGATACGCATGCTGGTGCGGAAGCCTTCCGCTTCGGACGCAGCCACCTTCCATACGTGAATCTCTGGTACGCGAAGGCTGCGCTTGATCACGCTGGCCTGCAGTCGTTGCAAGAGAACCTCTCTCCCGGCTATCTTTCGAAGATGAAGGCGCGGGCACAGAAAGAGTGGCGACAGGACTACTACTGGAACCCCGGCACAGGGGCACCGGATCGAGCGCCGAACCTCGGCGCCGCATTTGGAGAGTGATATGAGGCAGGACCAATTCGAGCGCCTCCAAGCGCTGACCGAGAAGCTGACGGACGTGTTCCTCGATGAAGCGGAGCCGAGCAAATGGCCCGGCCACGGCATTGATGCCAACGCCATGGACCAGCAGACCCGGGGCGACCGGTACTGGTGCAAGAAGAACGCCGCTGCCACGCTCACCGTCATCATGAAGACCACCGGCCTGATCGGCGTGATTCAGCATCGGAGCGCGGCCGGCGCGCCTGAAGGCGTGCAGCCCGAGAGCGACGAGCCGGATGGCCTCGATGGCGAGATCCGTGCAGCCGAGAAGGAGGCGCAGCGCCTGCTGAACAAGATCGGCGGCGCGACCAGCAAGGAAGCCTTCGACAAGCGCGTCCATGGCAAATAAGCGCATCAGCTTTCTGGCCTTCTTCCTGCTCTGGGCGAAGGTCATGAACTGGCAGGTTCCCACACTGCACGTGCGTATCTGCCACTGGCTGGAGTTCTGCGAGGATACTGAGCGTGTGCTGATGGTCTTCCGTGGCGCGGCCAAGTCCACCATCTACGCCGTCTACAAGGCTTGGCAGCTTTACAACGACGGCACATGGGTGTCCCTGATCTGGGCAGCAGACGGCAAACTCGCGGCGAAGCTGACCCGCGACACGATCAACGTGCTGCGCCGGCACCCTCTGTGCGGCGGCATGCTTCCCACGAAACCCGGTTCGCAGATGTTCTGGGTGACCGGCGCCAACGACGCGCGTAACGCCAGCATGACAGCCGTGGGCGTCAACCAGAACGTGACCTCTGCCCGCGCGCGCGATATCGACTACGACGATGTGGAGGTGCCGAAGAACATCCGCACCGCCGACGCCCGCGAGAACCTCCGCTCGAAGATCCAGGAAGGCACGTTCATTCTGGTGCCTGGCGGACGCGAAACCTACATCGGAACGCCACACACCCACGATTCGGTCTATCCGGAACTGGTCAGTGCTGGCGCGGCGCTTCTGAAGATTCCTCTGTTCGAAGACGCGATCCGGTACGACAAGGAAATGGACACGCGCACGCGGTTCCCTTTCCCGTTCGAGCCGGGCCCTGACGGTATCTACGTGATCAGCGGCATCCACAAGGCGGCTCGTCTCCTGAAGGAAGGCGACGACTACACCCTCGACGGCAGGATGGTTGTGCTCAATCGCCCGGTCGGCGCGGTGCTGGATATCTACGCCCGGTGCGCATGGCCCGAACGTTTCGACCGAGCCGACATCCTGAAACGCCGCCGCAAGGTACGGACGCTCAACTACTGGGACAGTCAATACATGCTCGAAGCCAAGCCGATCACCGAGAGCCGACTCGATCCTGAGCTGATCAAGGCATACGACATGCACCCGCGTCTGGAGACTGCGAATCGCGCCGTTCGCATGATGCTGGGGAACGTGCAGATCGTGAGCGGCAGAGCGTATTGGGACCCGGCCAAGGGCAAGATCGGCGGCGATACCTCGGCCTTCTCGCTGATGCTCGACGACGGCTACGGCAATCACTACTGGCACGTAGCCCAAGGCTTGACCGGTGAGGCGGCGGTGTTCGACGACAGCCGAAACACGAAGATCATCGGCGGCCAGGTGATGCAGATCGCAGAGTTGGTGCGCCGCTTCAACATCGTCCACGTCTCGGTGGAAACCAACGGCCTCGGCGCCTTCATGCCGAAGCTGTTGCAGCGGGCACTGAAGCAGGAAGGGCTGCGCTGCGGTGTCAAAGAGCACATCGCCAAGGGCAACAAGAACGAGCGAATCCTTGCCGGCCTGGAGCCGCCCATGAAATCGGGCGTGCTGTGGGCGCACGTCGACGTGCTGAACGGTCCGATGTGGGACGAAATGAAGGACTGGAACCCGGCGGTCAAAGAGCAGCCGGACGGATACCTCGATTCCGGTTCTGGCGCCATCCTCGAATCGCCTGTGCGCATTAACCACCTTGTCGGGAAACCGACAGCCGAGAACGTCAAAGATTGGCGGCAATCCGCAGGGGTCCACGAAGTGACCCTTGAGGTCGACTAGCGCGCCGTCAACTGGCGGCGCCTCCTACAAAGGCCGCCGCCAATGTCCGTACCAGATCAGCCCACAATCTTTTCCTACGTCGGCAACGGGGTAACCACCACGTTTGCTTACGGGTGTTACCTGCTGTCAGCCGATGACCTCGTCGTGAACGTCAACGGCGCATCGGTGACATCCGGCTTCACCGTCAATGGCGTTGGCAGCCAAACCGGTGGCGCTGTCATCTTCACGACCCCGCCAGCAGACGGCGTGTCCGTGGTGCTCTATCGCGATGTCGCAATCGAACGCCTGACCGACTACCAGCGCAACGGCGACTTCCGTGCGCAGACGGTCAACAACGACTTCGATCGCCTGTGGATGGCGCTGCAGGATTTCATCCGCACGAAGCTGCTGTCCCTGCGATACCCGACCGTCGAGAACCTGGACGGCGAACTGCCTGACGCCAACGCCCGCAAGGGCATGCTGCTTGGCTTCAACCTGTCGAACGGCCGCCACATGATGGTGCCGTTCCCGACCTCGGTAGGGGCCGGTGACCGCATGCCATTTACGCTAAATGTCGGCGTTGACTTCAACCCCGGTGACACCACTGTCACGTTGCCGCGCGCGCCGGGAACGAAGGGAAATCTCGAAATGTTCTGGGATGCGGCGCCACAAGAATTCGGCGAATGGTCCTTGGGCGGCCTGTCGGTGGATTACACAACCCCGATCCCGCCAGGCGTCACCAAGATCTGGGGCTACATCGGCACAACACTATCGACGCTTACCCCGTCCGATGACTCTGTCACCGCCGATTCGCTGGCATCGAGCAACACCGCACTGGCCGCGATCGTCTCCAAGCTGAAGTTCATCGCCAGCGGTGCCGGTGCGGTCTATCGCTCGGTGATGGACAAGCTCCGTGATCAGGTCCATGTCATGGACTTCGGCGCGAAGGGCGACGGTGTGACGCCCGCCAGCGCTGCGATCCAGGCGGCAATCGACAGCGGCGCGGGGCGTGTCCACGTCAGCCGTGGCACGTACCTGATCGACACCGCCATCGAACTGCGCGACAACCTCGTGATCGATTGCGACAAGGATGCGTTCTTCATCCCCGCGTCGAACACGATGACGATCTTCAAATCGACCTCGCACGCGTACTTCTCGCGCATCCATGGCGCGACGGTGGATGGCAACGGGAAGTCAGGTATCACTGCTTTCGACCTGACGAACTTCCGTTTGCAAGCCGGGCTGTTCAACTGCTACGTGACGAAGGTGCAGATCGGTGCGTATTTCCGAAGCGGCTGCTTCGGCGCTAAGTGCGACAACTTCACGTCGTACTACGGGGTGCCCAACCCGATTCAGGTGGTCGAGAACGGGTCCGTCATCGACATCACGAACCCATGCTTGGAGAACACCGACGGACCGAACAGCCACAGTGGCAACGGCATCTATGTGACTGGAGCGGGCATTGTCAACGAAGGCGTTGGCATCATCGGCGGCTTCATCCAGGGCTTCGATTACGGCGTCCTGGACAGCGGCAACGGAACCCGCATCGAGCGCACCTACTTCGAACAATGCGACCTTGGCGACATCTTCTTCCAAGGTGCAATCGCAAGCTCTGCGCGAGACACGCAGCACTCTGCAAATGCCGGCCCGTGCTGCATCAAGATGCGCAATTGCGATGGCGTCCGTGCGTTCTACAACAAGATGGTGTCCGGTGGCCGCACGCAGAAATACGACGTTGACTCTAGCAACACGAACTGCAGCCGCGCTGAGTCCGGTAGCCAATACGGCAACGATTTCCCGCTGGGAGACGTCACGTACCTGCCGCAGCACAGCCCGCGCTCGAACAATGTATTCACGCCGACCATTGCGGGTAGCACGTCTGCAGGCGTTGGCACGTACACCGCCCAGCAAGGTCGCATTTCCCTTCACGGTGAGCAGGTTGACGTTGCACTGACGGTCGGATGGAGTGCTCACACTGGCACCGGCAAGCTGGTCATTAAGGGGCTTCCTCTGGGCTATGCGCCGCAAAGCTACTCGCCATCATCCAACCCACCTGGCCCCCTACGCATTGCCCACGTTGTCATTGAGGGCGTGCCGTACACGGGGCCGATTCTAAACGCCTACTTCAACGGGAATGGGACAGATATCTCTGTGACCCAAATCCCCGTCGCTGGGACTACGCCGGTGCTGTTCGACCTGCCGACCAGCGGAACCGCACACCTCAAGATGAGCTACAACGCCAACCCATAAGGACGACCATGCGCAAGATTCTCACGGGCCTGCTGGCCCTCACCTTCTCGGCACTGGCGATCGGCGCCACCACCACGCCGGTCACGCTGATCAATCCTGCTGGTTCGACATCGGGGCAGGCGATCGTTTCGACCGGGCCCAGCACGGCGCCCGCGTGGGGCAACGTCACCGCCACGGCGCTCGGCCCGGTTGCCGCAAACACCGCCATCGCCAACGTTACCGGCTCCAGCGCCGCACCGACTGCGGCTGCACTGCCAAGCTGCAGCACCGGCAACAGCGCGCTGAAGTACACCAGCGCCACGGGCTTCTCGTGCGGCACGACGTTCGCGCTGACGAGCGGCAACCTGTCGCAGTTCGCGGCCACTACATCGGCGCAGTTGCTGGGCGTGCTGTCGGATGAGACGGGCAGTGGCTTGGCGGTGTTCGGCACATCCCCGTCGCTGACCACACCGACGATTGCTGGCGCGGCGCTCTCGGGCACCTTCAGCGGCACGCCGACCTATAGCGGCAACGTCACCTTCACCAGCACGATCACGCCATCGCAGACCGCTGGCATCGTAGGCACCACGACGAACAACAACGCGAATGCGGGTGCATGGGGCGAGTATGTTGAAGTGTCGCCGGCAGCCGTCGGCCTCACCACGGCGACGACCACCAACATCACTTCGCAGAGCTTGGCGGCAGGCGATTACGACGCATATTGCAACGTGTTCTTTCTGACTGGCGCGGGTGACACCGCCACATCAGTGATCGTTGCCCTCAACACGACTAGCGCCACGTTGCCAGCGGTACCACTCTACAACCACTCCGGAAACATCAGCATCCCGGCAGGCACCGGTGTCACGCGCGATTCCACTCTGCGGCGCTTTTCCCTGGCCAGCACTACCACGGTCTATTGCGTGGCAAACGCCACGCACTCGGGCGGCACGATGACCGGGCAGGGGATTCTGCGCGTGCGGCGCATTCGATAAATAAGCCGCGACGACGGCAAGACTGGGGTCCAAAGTATGCAGCGAGATAGTCATGCATCCATTCCACATCTCACCGAAGACCAGATCGAACAGATTGCAGAGCGGGCCGCCCAGGTCGCACTGGAACGCGTCTACACACAGATCGGAAAGTCAGTTGTATCGAAGTTCCTGTGGCTGGTTGGCGCGGGTACTCTTGCGGTGGCTGCTTGGCTGAACGGTGCGGGGTACTTTCACAAATGACCTCTGACCAGCTTCGCGCCATCATGCCGCTGGCCGGCATGCGAGCCCAGGTATTCGCCATCCCTCTGAGCGAGGCGATGGCGGAATTCCACATCGACACTGCGCAGCGCCAGGCCGCATTCATCGCACAGATCGCGCACGAGTCCGGGCAGCTTCGCTACACGCGGGAACTGTGGGGGCCGACCATCGCGCAGACGCGCTACGAAGGGCGCACCGATCTCGGCAACGTGGAACCGGGTGATGGCAAGCGTTTCATGGGGCGCGGTCTCATTCAGATCACCGGGCGCAGCAACTACGTGAAATGCGGGTTCGCGCTTGGCCTCGATCTGATCGCCCAGCCGGAAACCCTCGAAGAGCCCGAGAGCGCCTGCCGATCTGCCGCGTGGTTCTGGTTCAACTCGGACCTGAATCGCTATGCAGACAAAGACGATTTCGCTGGGCTGACACGCCGGATCAATGGCGGACTGAACGGCCTCGAAGACCGCAAGCATTTCTGGGCGCTCGCTCGGAAGCAACTGGGAGTTTGATATGCCCCTCATCCCAATCGCCATGGCGCTGGCGCAGTTCGCGCCGGGAATCATCAAGCTCCTGACCGGCAGCGACAAGGCCGAGGACGTGGCCGCGCACGTTGTCGGGATCGCCCAAACCATCACCGGCGAGGTGAGCCCTGAAGCGGCACTGGCCGCGATCAAGGCCGATCCGAACAAGGTGCTGGAGTTCCAGCAGGCCATGAGCGCGCAGCAGGTCGATCTGGAGAAAGCCTATCTGGCCGATGCGGCGAACGCTCGTCAGCGCGATGTTGAGCTTGCCAAGGTGGGAATCCGCAACGACCGGGCCAATGTGCTGGCCGGCGCTGCGTTGCTGCTGGTACTGATCTGCCTGGCCGTGGTGATCTGGATGGGCGACCTGAACGAGTATGCCAAGGGCGGCATCAGCCTGATCCTCGGCCGCGCGCTGGGTTGGGTTGAGCAACTGTTCTCTTTCGAGTTCGGCACAACCCGTTCCAACAAGACGAAGGACGAGACGATCAACAAGCTCGCCGGCTAACCGCGGCTCTCAGTTGCTGAAGAACCGCGCCTTGTTGCCGCCCAGGTACTTCATCACGCGCTGCTCGGTATCGGTCAGCGCCTTCACATAGCGCTTGTTCTCCACGCAGCAGAGCGTCACGGCAGTCGCGCGCTCGGCACGGTCGAAGTCGGCGGACGTCTTGAAGAACACGATCTTCTCGCGCCCATAGTCCACGGTGATCATGTCGCCTTTGCGCACGGTGAAAGGTGCATCCAGCGTGGTCTGATTGCTGGTGATCTGGTGCAGCCAGCCTTCCAGCATGTCGAACTTCTCGTCGAGCGTGACCGGCTTGTAGAAGCTCAGTCCTTCCTTGACCTTGGCAGGGGAGCCGGCCAGCACCACGTCAGCCGGTGTGTCCTTCGTCAGGTTCGAACCGATCAGCGCAACCGCGCGCCGGCCAATACGCACTCCGGATGCCACGATGCACGATCCAACCAGCCAGACATCGGACTCGACGTGGATAGGGCGCTCGCCGAACAGGGTGCAGCCCTCGATCTGCTCGCCGGCCGCCACGTGCGACCACAGCTGCGAGTACATGCCCACGCGCACGCCGTTCTCGATGGTCAGGCCACCGGTGCCGTCGAGCACCGTGTTCTGGCCAAACCAGCAATGCTGTCCGATCGACACGCCCGTCTTGGACAGAACCAGGGTGTCGGCATGCAGGGTGGTCCAGTCGCCAATGGTGACGTTGCCGCCGTCGATGATCATCTTGACGCCATCGCCCAGGTTCACGTAGTCGCCGAGCTTCACCGTGCCATGCTTGGCGAAGATGATCTGTACGCCTTCGCCTACCGAGCAGCGCTCGCCCATTTCGACGGTGCCATGGCCAACCTTCTTGATCTTGTCTGCGGACATTTGTGACTCTCTCCTGTGTGCGGGGTGGCAGTGTACTATGGCGTCGGCGTCCAGTTTCCCGCATCCCGGCCTCCCGCCCACGATGGCATCGCCGCCTTGATTGCCTATTGCGTTACGCGCGCCATACGCTTATGTCATTCTGTGGCTTATGGATTGCGGGGGTTCGAGTCCCCTCCCTCGCACCAACCTCCCAAAATGTTGCCCTTCCGCAACATTGCCAATAAGCTCCAATTCCTGCCACTAAACGCCGCAATCCCAAGCCCCACAAGGCTTCGCAGGCGTTCGTCCATTTTTCCG